TGCTAGGAACATAGCCAGTCTAGGAATAGTGTCCACAGGCTCTGGCATTTTAAGCAAGGTATCGTAATGATTGTTGACATGAATTAACTGCGCACATATTGAACTATCGTAAAGTTTAGTCCAATCAGGTTCTTGCATGAGTTTGACCAAGTGTTCTTCACTCTTAACCTGTTTGTACACATGGACGTTCAATAAGTCTAGTTTCATATAGCCACGGGCTTCTGCCGCTTGGTAATCCAAACTTGCTGATCCTACAAAAGGATCTACGGGTATGTCTGTGGCATACACTCCTGTATTGTGTTTGATTAACTTACCATCACGAATAATGCTGGCAGGCGTGACATTCAACAGATCTAATACCTGTTGACGATCAGCAAAGTCTATGTCAATATCGCTTTTAAATTTCATAGGTATTCTGGTGGTATCCAGTCTGGCGGCGGAGTGCCGGGTGCTATACCTATGCTTTCTTGAGATTGTCTATTAGCATTATTTTCGATACGATCTAATTGTTCCCTAATCTGCATTAGGTCATGATTGAGCAAGGTTATGTCTGTGCGCAATAACATCAATTCACTTTTTATCTCATCAAATAACTCTCGTAATTCATCAGCGATCATAAGTTCGCCTCCTTCAATATCGCTTTTACCCATTCAGTGTCCGCCACGTAATCTTTAAATTTTCGTTGCCAATATTCTGGATCTATCCAAGGAAGAATAAGACCAATTTGATCATCGTTAAGAGCATCAAGAAAGTCAACACCGGTATCGCAATTAAAAACAATCCAAGGGCTAACCCTACCATTAGCGATGTGATGACACACGCGATTAGGATTGCCAAACCTAAAATAATCACTAAATCCATTTTTAAATTCTCCATGTTCATCTGCATAGTCCTGCATCTCCTTAAGGGCACGTTCAAGTGCATCTTGGACTGCTTCCTTACGCATATACGTTTTAAGATATTCTAAGTAGACTTTCTCATGCGTCCAATGATCAAGTTTCTTGTTTTCTTTGATCACATAGTCAATGAACATCTTTGGATTGACAGCACGTATGCCCACCATATGGCGTCCAAACTTGACAAAGGCGCGATAATAAGGACTAGCTACGAAGTCTTCGTATGACTTCATCTTAGCTGAACCCTGTGTTAGTTCATAGAAGCGTAGATATGCCTGTAAGCCAAACTGCACGCCAGTTTCTTTTTCTTCCTGCCAGCGGCGTTTTTCTTCGCAAAGATGCGCGGCAAGGGTTGATTCCTTGCGGAACTCTTTACTACAATATCGACACTTATAGCTCGGCTTTAATTGATTTGTCATCAAGTCCGAGGTTTCGTGCCATGTCTGCAATATCTCGTTTATCATTGATTTTTGCCATTAGATCTATTTCATCTGATTTCATATTAGGATATAACTTGGCCAAGAACTTTTGGCTTTTGTTATCCCCTTCTTTCTTTTTAGCATTAAGCCAATAGTGGAACTGTGGGCCCATCTGTGGACTAACTGTGGTGCAGGTTAACCACTGTAGTTTAGTATGCTTGGAGCCTAGTTCAAAGAAATGTTTGTTTACACGTTCATTTGTAGCCATTAGGTAATAGGCCTGCAGGTCTTTGCCGCCACTGACATTGGCGCCATATTTTAACATTAGGTATGTTGAGAACTTCTTACGGTCTTCGTCGGTGAAGTTGTCATAGTAAGCGCGATCCTTGCGATCATATGCCTGCATTTCATATTTGATTTCTAAACTACTGCTCATCTACCCTTCCTTAGGTAATTAATCAATTGATCTACACTCTGTTGCATGCGATTGTATTTAGATTGTAGTGCATCCAAAGCAGCCTGTTGTTTGGCCACTAGGTCGTGTAGTTTGGCGAATGCTTCTGTGGTTTCACGTAGTTTTTTGTCTTGGCTGAGCAAGTTTGGACGTGGTGGAGCATCAGGATTGACTGCCCGTTTCTTTTTCTTCTTAAATTGATCTGCGTTAAATGCCATCTGTATAATCCTCGGAGAGCTTATATATAATTATACATTCTTCCACCGCATGTTGTAAAGCAGTATTTCGATTTCTGTGCTTATAAATATCCGTCCACATGCGTTGTTCAACCAATTCTTTAGCCTCCCAGCTTTGCCCAATCATTATACGAGATTCTGGTGGAGCACCAAGCTCACGGGCATAGGTAGTAAGCCCACCATCTGGGCTTTCGTATACGTAGGTTGCGCCTGGTTTTAAATTACCCATTCCAATGTCTCAAAATACCTGCTATGATAAACAGGTTCGTAACGATATACAATGCTACTATCGCTGTCCTGATTGCCGCAACAACATCTGCTTCACTGTCAGTGATACCTTCTTTTTGCCCCAGGGCTTTGGCCCAAAGTCTCCACATTGACAATCCTTTCTTTACCATATTTTACCGTAATCTACTACTTCGCTTTGTCGTGATATATCTTTAACAAAATAAGCACACAATGGATGTGGTCCATCATTGATTGGCACTGCTAACATCTGCCCTGGACGTAGTTTGGGAAAATACCATTTAACGTCTTGATAGATGTCTACGATCTCAATTGGATGGAACTCTGGTTTAAAACTGTCTAAGGGATTAAAACAGAACACACTAAAACCGCGATCGTTAATTGATGTCAGTGGAATAACTTCCAAATCACCGAAGTCGGGTTCACCTATAAGTATCTGCCAATCCACAGGCATCTTAACCAGATTGCCGCCAATACGTAATACCAGCGCAGGGCTATTAAAACTTTCTAAAAAGATCAATGGGATAAAGAAGTAGTCTGGATTCTTTGGATCGCTGTTGTCTAATATAGCGAAGCGTAGGTCCTCGACTTCATCTGGAATCTCATTCATCTCATACGCTGTGTTTTCTAGGGTTAGTATATACATAAATTACTGCCAATCTGTCTTTTCGACAATGAATGGGTAGTTAGCCTCCTTGTAAAATTGCTTTCTTTTGGTTAAGTGCCTTTTGGCAAACTTGCATGTGCTGGTTATGTCCCAGATTTGGACGAAGTCTTTGTCTTCCGCTTTGCGGATGCCACGCCCGATACTTTGGATGACCCTAACAAAGCTCTTACCGGGCTCAATAAGCACAAGGTTAAAAACACGAGGAATGTTGATACCAACAGCAGCAACCCCATAGGTAGCGACAATAACCTTATCATCCATGGTCGCAATGTCATCATATTGTTCTTTTCTATCATCTGCTTTGGTGCCTCCTGACACGAATACAGCATCTTTAATTTTTTCTATTAGAGCACGTCCTGGTGCGATACGATCTACTAGGACCAGAGTATTACCCGACTTACGTATTGACTCTACCAATTTGGCTATATAATCTAATCTCGCTTCTGTTTCTAGTAAGTATCGTAACTCACTTTGATAATCTTTATATTCTACATGGTCGACAAGTTGTAATACGTTTACATGGCAGTTGGCTAATACACCCTGCTCTTGTAACTCACTGGCGCTTAATCGGCCAATAACGTCTCCAATACTACACTTTAGGCTGACAAATTCGTAGTCTTCCTTAGGTATCGTGCCAGTTAATCCCCAGCGTATAGGTATATGTGCCATTACACCAGTAAGCAGAGTTTTAAGCGCATCTGCTTTGGCCATATGCACTTCATCGACCATGACACAGACAACATCTTGTAGGAACTCACCGATGGTGATATCTACTTCGTGGTTACGTGATCCTTTAAGCAAGATGTTTAGACTTTGCCAAGTGCAGATAGTATGCGTCTTACCAAACTCTTTACGGTCTCCAAAGTAGACTCCAACATCTAATCCCATGTTGATATAGTCTGCTTCTGTTTGTGTGACTAATGATTTGTTTGGAACGATGACTATAGTGCGTCCATGTGGCTCACAGCAATAACTCAGTGCGGCTGTGATTAAAGTCTTACCTGCACCTGTGGCGATTTCTTGTAGGCATTGTGGATTCTCAAGGAACTTGTTGATGATCTCAACTTGATAATCACGTAGAACAATTGGTTGTCCTGCCATTGGATGTTTAGCAGGCCAATTAATATGTTCAAATGTCGTTTCAGTAACTTGTTCAAAGTCATACTGTGTTTTGTAATCACGTAGATCTTCTAGCTCTAGGTGATAGCCTTGGCTGTCTAGATAAGGAATGATCTCTGGTAATAGGTTAACATAGGTACTACCGCCCATTTGAAAGAATGCTATCTTGCCATCCCATCTGCCTAATCTTACTGCGGGTAAGTAACGTGCACCAGGTATCTCATACTTGAACTTGTTAGATAGTTCTTTGCGTTCATGTAAGTCTAGGCCTTCTATCTTTACATTAACTTCATCTTTAATTATTAATCTAGCTAAGGCCATTAGTCGTATTCTCTTATTTGTGTTGTGCCGTAGTAGATAATTTTTTCTGCTCTACGAGTCCAGTCCATCTTGCGTCCGCCAAACATCATCTCAAAGGTAGTTACCATTAACGGCACAGGAAAGTCCCAGGTTGACGGTATCTTTCCAGCATATACTACTTTAACACGATACGGATCATAATCGCTAGTCTTTGTTTTACCATTTCTATCAAATCGCACTATCTCTTCTTCGTCAAAGCGTGAGAGATCTATTTCAAACAGGGTAGGATTATAAATGCAGACGGGATAACGATCAGTGATCTCAGCATAGTCAAATATCATGTTTAAGTGTGTGGGGCTTGGTGGTAGGTGTATGCTGTGTTTACTACCAATGGCCACCAATGCCGTAGGATAATGTTCCATACAGTAATTCTTGATATCATCATCTATGTCATACCCACACAGGCCAGCATAGTCAATCAACTTGACTAGATTATCTCGACCAAACCCACCACGCTGTTCTATATATTCATTTAAACTCGTTGCGGCGTTGGTAATAGCATACCCACTACCTTGTTGGACCAGTTTAATCTCATAAAGTTGCTGTTCACATTCTAATACTTTGGTCAACAGTTCTTGCACCTGATGATCTATTTCAAAAGCCTTAGCTTGTGCCCAGGCTACTACCCAATTGACATTGTATTCTGTGATAGCCAAGTTCCATAGTTTTTTATCACGATCATACCAAGCTCGGCCCTGGCTAGTTTCTCTGAACTGTTGCAGTTCTTTGATCAAGTCATTGTCATAGGGAAATTTTACTACTATGTTGTCACCGTCTAACCAAACAGCCTTGGTACGATCCATCTTGCGTGGTGCTAATCTAAACACGGGCGATTCAACTGTGCTCACATCTATACCCATCTTAGCGAACTGTCTACGGTACTTTAATACAAGTTTAACAGCTAGTTCTGCTTGCTTATCTGTCAGTGCTGTGCCAAACACAGTAGTTGATGCCATGCTGTTTACTATGGCTATGTCATAGCGGGCCAGGCTTATTCTGTTCACACTGTGTGGGGTTATTAAAGCAGTAAGTCCCACTTCATAACCACCAAGATATTCTAAATAGTCTTCGACGTGCGGATAGGTTAACATACTACTATTATACCTTCAATGGATTTGGAATGCAACCTAAAAAGAAGCCCAAGGATTAGCTTGGGCTTTGAGGCTACCGCACTAGGAGCTAGACATAGTTTGAAGCACGGTAGAAACTTGCTACTAATATATATCCTGCGATCGCAGGATATGATTAAATTCTGATATTAGATCTTTCTTAATAGGTAGTTAAGGCCAGCCAGGGCAAAGTTGATCACAGCACCCATCAAATTGCCCGTGCCTAGAGCATCAATCCCAAAGGCCGTGAATAAGCCTATCAAGAACCAAGTGACCTGCACTGAGTTTATAACCATCCACGTTCTAAATTTGTCATACATATACTTCTCCTTAAATTGATTTCATACAAGTCGTCGAAGCCAGCGCAGACCATTTAAATGGAAAGCTCTTGCGTAACTGAGCGATCTTGATAGCCATACGCAATGATACTTCACGTAACTTGTTTTGGTTTTCAGTCATGAAGTCAATGATTTCGTCCTGTTGTATCTGGTCAAAATCATAGTCTTCAAATAACATACCTGTGCGTGCGATCTGCTTGATACGCAGGATCTTATCACGCATGGTATCTAAAGTTAAATCCAAATAGTGACAGCGTGATTGGATAGCATCCAAGTGATCACGTGTTTTTTGCGATTTCATTTGATCAAACTTTAGGTTTGTGATAAAGATAACTCCGCCTTTGAAATCGAACTGGTCTGGAATACCTTCGTTGCGTAGGCTATGGCTATCTGCTAACCATGAAATCCTACGTTTTTTACCTGAGTCAAGTGCACCTTTGAGCAAGTTAAGACATACTTCATCAAGTAGGATGCTGTCACAGTCATCAAACACGATAACCGAGTTTTCATCACTATACTTGTAAAGTGCCTTATACATACCCAGTGCAGATGCTGTGCCTTTGATCATCTCTGACTTAACACGCTGTCCTGATATCTGATCAAAGAGGTTTGCTTTTTCTAACTGCGATTCGATACCATAACTCTTACCAACACCCGGAGGGCCTGCTACGATCATAGCACGGATATCTCCGTTCAATACTGCCTTGGTCATGTCATCTAAGATTTCGAAACGTTCTGCGATGCGACTGATAACTGCTTCGTCATCTTCTTGTGGAGCAATCACAGGTGCTTCTGAGGCTTCTACTAGTTCATAATCTGTAGGGCTTGCTACGGTAACACGGATTTTATCTTTACCAAAACGACCAGTGCCGTCTACGGTAATGTAACCACCCTTTGAACCTAATTGGAATTGTTTGATGAGTGGAAACACTTCATCTCGAACTTCTTGATTGCGATAACTGCCGTTCTTAATTTTTACGAATGCCTGCATTTGTCTAGTCCTTTATATTAGTTAAAATATTGTGAAGCAGTTGTCTGCTTTCTTATTCTATGTAAACATTATAACACCAATTTGACTGTTTGTCAACCAATTTTTACCAGTTGTTATCAGCCAATGCTGTGTTAGACATCTTACCGTTAATCTCTTCAGCAAACTCAGCAAGGCTTTTTTTGCATGATTCTTGAGTGCTTGCTGGTGAGTTTGTTAGGACATTATCGGGTAGCATCCTGGCTACAGGATTTCCTTCATTACCACGGCTCGGATGTAGAACAGTATCAACAAAAGATACACGATATCTATCTTGTTTTGCTTCTACTATTATGTTTACAGTTGCTTCTAACGGAACTGGTAAAAAACTAAAACCAATCATACAGGCATATCCGCCCCTAATAATCAATTGATCACCATTGACTTCTTTAGAGTATTTTGGACCCATTGCGGCTGACACTTTTTTAATAATAGTCTGTGGATCACCTTTAGTATCAAATACTTTTTGATAATCAACATCAGCGTAAGCTGATACTGTTGTTAACCCTAGTGCTACTGCTAAAATTGTCTTTTTCATGCCTAGTCCTTTATTGTTTAATATGTAATATTATACACTATTTTGGTTAAAAAGTCAACCAAAATATAGGTGCTATAAGTTATTGATTTTATTATACAAAATCGTAGGCAAATTCGCCTGTATCACCTATAGGGCTAACTTGGACTTTGCCCAAACCCAAGCTCTTGCTTAGTGCATGGAACACACTGCGGGCTTGATCTTCAGTGATAGTGCGGACAAACAAGGTGCCGTTATAGAACTCCGTAGTCACGGGCTTGTTTAGGGTAATTGTTACTAGTTGTTTTGCACAGGTTTCAAACATTGTTTAGTTCCTTTTCTTATTGTCTATGTGTAACATTATACACTCAAAAAACCAAAAAGTCAACCAAAATTATGCTAGAAAATGCTTGGAAAAATACTCTCGTGGATGGTGGTTTTCTAGGCCAAATTCTATGCTATAACACTTCATAGGAACATGGGTTGCCACCAACATAGCCGTATCACGAGCTTGGCGCATAGCCTGCTGATCATACTCTGGACTATGTGTGACTTTGCCTAATCTTGACTTCCAGAACAGGGGAATATCTTCTTCTACCCAGCGATAATCTGTGCCATTGGGTTTAGAATTATATAACCATTCTGAGGCAGGATTAAAATTAACCCAACTATCATCACGCTCATAGAATCCTATAGCGATCTTCAAATCACCTTCAAAGAAGCCTGGCGGAATGAATATGGGCGGAACGATGTTTTCTAGTGTCTGTGTCATATTATCATTGACATGACTGTAACCTTCATAATGACGGACGATTTCTTTAGTTGGAGCATACACCGGTCCGGGGCATACATATCCATGGTGCGCACCTAGGTAGTCAACTTTGAACATCAGGGCATTACCGTAGTCACGTAACCAATACTGTTTTAGTCGACCAGCTTTGAGCATCATTATGCCATCGTAGGTTTCCCAATCATACTTGATAAAGTTGCCATCACTAGTAAGTTCGCCGTTATAGTGTTGACTCATGCGCATCTGTTCTGGCCAATGGCTGTAATACACCACAGCATTGGGATCCGGATCTACGTCTAAGGTTTGGATAGCTGATTTAACCATGTCAAGATCAGTATCAATAAAGATATGATCATCGTTACAGGCTAGCCAGACTATCTCATCTGGATCGTCTAGATAGGTATCACAGACTAATTTCCAATCGCGGCCAAAGTCACAGCGTTGTGGAACTAGTATTACTTTTTCTTTAGGGAATAACAAATCGATATACGCATACAATTCTTCTTGGCGATGTAAGAGTTCTGGTGATATGGTAATGCAGAATATAAACTTACTGA